ACGTAGAGGGCGCCGGCGATGCGGGCGAATGTCAGCGCGGCGACGCCCCGCTGTTCGATGAGGGTCTGATTCATCTCCTTTTCGATGCCGGAGATGATTTCTTCAAAGTCGTTGGCTTCGCTCATGCGCTGTTCCTTTAGTGCTTGCTTGCTTCGAGGTCGAGGACGCTTCCCCAGGGCTGCTCACCGATTTCGGAGTCCACGGGGATCAGTAGGCCCTTGATGGTCATTTCCATGATTCGGGCCGTCTTCTCAGCTAGTTCTCTGACCCGCTCCCGGGGGAAGCTGAATACGAGCTCGTCATGGATCGGGAGGCGGACGTATTTGGTGTAGCCCGCCCGGTCGATTTCGATGAGGGCTCGGGCTGTAATGTCTCTCGAAGTGCTTTGGATAAAGTAATTGAGGGCACTGTATATTCGGTTGCGGTCTACGGGTAGGCGCCGGCCGGTTCCGGTGTAGATATAGCCGGCCTGCCTGGCTTCCCTCTGGAGGCGGTCAGCAAAGCGTTTAACGCCGGGGTAGGTCTCCCAGAATGCCTTGACGGCTTTCTTTGCTTCGGCTTCGGCGACACCGTACTGTTCGACGATTGCCTTCCAGCCGCCACCGAAGCAAACGACAAAATTTGTGCCTTTTCCTGCCTTGCGATTGACTCCGGCGGCGTCCGCGGTTATCTGGTGGAGGTCAAGGCCCCGATGGAATGCGTCCATCATTGTCGGGTCACCGGAGAAGGCGGCCAGGACCCGCAGTTCCATGTTTCCGTAATCGCTGCTGACGGTGACATGTCCAGGATCTGCGAGGAAGCAGTGCCGTACGTACGAGTCGCCGGCCGGGAGCGTCTGGGCCGGTACCGCCCCCGTGATGCTCATCCGAGCCGTTCTCGCCTGGCAACTGTTCACGCTCGCGTGGACGCGCCCGTCCGGGTCCTGGGCGGCAATGGCGCGGTCAAACCAAGTAGCCTTCCATTTCCCCGCCTTCTTAGCTTTAACGATCGCTTCTGTGAGGGGAATGCCAACGTCTGTGAGAACTTCATCATCGACCGAGACGTTTCCCTTTTTGGTCTTCTTGGTGAGCTTTACACCTCGCTCTCGGAGTGCCGTAATGATCTGGGCGTTGGAGTTGACATTGTCGACACCGTGATGCCTAGCCACTTCCTCCCAGTGCTTTTGCTGGGCGGCAAGTTCACTGGCCTTCTCTTGCGCATATTTCGTATCCAGGAGATACCCGGTACGCTCAATCTTTGCGGTGATGTGCGCAAGTCGGTGTTCCCACGAGATAAGCCCTCGCCGACGGCTTCGGACAGGGGTCTTCGGAATGAGGATTTTGAAGAGCCGGAACGCCAATATGGGATCCATGCCCGCGTAGAGCAAAAACCGGTAGTGGTCTATTGGGATGGAATCCCAAACCTCGTCCTTCTTGACTCCCAATTCCTTGGCGATGGCCGTCATAGAGCCTTTGACTTCTGCGGCTACGACTTCGCAGATGTAGTGCTTGGTCAGCTCTTCGAGTTTTAGGCCGGGCCCGTCTTCCTTGACGGCACGGGGATCGACGAGGTGGGCGATCAGTTTGGTGTCCCAGCTCTTCGGCGCGAGCTCCTCCATGGGGATCCCAAGGCATTCTTCGGCTACATGGAGGTCGTAGGTGCCGTTGTGGGCGATGAGCCGCCGGGCCGTGCGGAGGGCCCAGCGGACCGCGCCCCGGAAGGAGTCGCCCTTCTCGACCGGCACGACGAACGACTCGCGGGCGTTGCCGAACTGCCAGAGGCGGGCCCGGAAGGTGCCGGCGGAGGCGTTCCACCAGTCGAGGCCGGTGGTTTCGCAGTCATGGGCGAGCAAGCTTTGGTTGGCCAGGATGAACGATTCGAAGTCGAGAAGATCCTCTTCCGTCTCGACTACGTGAATGTGAACCGTCTGGCCCTTGATGGCGTAGTCGATGACCCGCATGCGGTCCTTCTGCGTCGGTGGGGGCCGGCTGGAGCCGGCCCCCAGTAAGCTCACGACAACTTTTTGGGCATGGCTAAGTCGTCACTTCGCCCGGAAACTGCCGTCCGTCTGGCGCCACAGGGGCGGGCACTGCTGGGACTTGTCGAGTCCTCGGCCTCCGCAGAAGTACGCGGCCCACGATCCGCCTTCCCGGAAATTCCGCGGGCCGTGGTCGCAGGAGTAACCGGTGTCGCCACCGGCGGAGGGGGCCGCCGAGACGACCTTGCCGTTCTCGAACCGCTTCGGTGCCGCCCCGGCGCCGCCCTTGTCCTGCTCTCGGACGTGCTGAGCTGCCTTCGCGGTGAAGTCGATGAGCCCGGCCGTCTTCATCGCGGTGAGCAGCTCGACGCCGCGCGTCGCGGTCTCCTCGGCGGTGTGGCCGTACACGGCCGGCGTCATCCAGTGGGAGCCGTAGTCCGGGCCCGCCTTCAGCGTGAGACCGATCTTGAACGGGGCAGGGCCGGCCGGGGCCGTGGGGGCGGTGATGAGCACAGGCTTCTCCTCGGTAAGGGTGGTGGCGGGTTCGTCCCAGGGCGAGACGTCGGCGAAGGGGTCACCGATCATGGGTATCTCCATGGAGTGTGTGGGTGGGCAGGGCGGCTAGGTCACGCGGCGGACCGGCGGGTCCGAAGGGTGCGGTTCATCTGCTGGGCGAGGGATACGACGGCCCGGCTAAGGGCCTGCCGGTCGGCATGGTCGGACACGGGGAGGCCGTAGACGTATCGGCGCAGGAGGAGCTGCCGGTATCGCTCGTTGAGCTTGTTCAGGGCGAGGGTGGCGTCGATGCGCGCGGTGACAAGGTTGTCCGTGACGCGGGACTTGAGAAGGTCGTCGTGGCGGCCGACCATCGTGCCGAGTTCCTCGTCGGTGAAGATGAAAGTCTTCAGAGCGGCTTTGGCTTCATCGGGGGTGTAGTAGTACTGATCGTCTAGCAGGTCCCGGTAGTTGCGCTCCTTGCTGGCGTACTGGGTGCCAGCCTTCTGGAAGATCTTCCAAAGGATATCTTCCTTCCAGTAGTTGACTTCGATGACCGGCCGGTGCTTGTACGCGTGAAGGAGGATCTCCTGCTTCACGTCGTTTTTTTCGACCACGCTCCATTTCTCGGCGATGTTGTGTGCGACCTTGTCAGCGAGGCCGGACAGATATTCCCAGTCGAGTTCGACCTTAGGCTGCAAGCTTGAAGTCCTTCTTGATGAAGTGTCCACGGCTGTTGCGCTTGATGGCTCCGTAGCGGACTCCGTCAACTACGAAACTTCCGTCGCGTTCGACGTAGATGGGCACGGGGACCGCGGAGTACTTGCCGACGAGCAATTGCCCCCAACCCTTCTGCCAGTTCGCGACACCGCCCGCGAGGTACTGGGCCTTGGACTCGTCCATGAGGTGCCCGACTTCGAAGCCGAAGAGTGTGCGCCGGTACTTGCCCACACCCACCGTTTCCGGGCTGACGGCATTGCGGTGGGTGTGCCCCATGACCACGCTGCGGTCAAGCTTCTTCACCTTCGCCGCGGCCGTGCGGCCGGGAATCTGGTTGAGGCCCTTGAGCTCGTGGCCGTGCATGGCCACCCATCCGGGTGCGATCTCCGCGAACGGCGGGAGGATTTCGATGCCCAGCCCTTCGAAGTCGAGGAGTACGTCGACGTCGAAGGCGTGGGAGGAGGCCAGGGCCGGCGCGTACCGGAGGAGGTAGTCCCGGGGGCGTGCGTCGTGGTTGCCGACGACGAACTTGATCGGGCCGCCGTAGCCTTCGCGGAGGTCCGCCAGCAGCGCCTTGCCGCCTTCGGACTCCCTCATGACGTCGTTTTCGAATTCTGCTCGGGTGTCCTTCGACCAACGGCTTGGGGCCGCGTAGTCCATGAAGTCGCCGATGATGAGTACCTCGGCCGGCTGCCGGTCCGCGATGTAGGCCCAGAGGTTCCGTACGGCCCGCGCGTCGTGCAGTGGGTACTGCACATCAGACACGATCACTATTTCCTCTACGCTCACGCAGCCTCCTTCAGGCGCTCGATCTCGATTTGGATGTACCGGATCGTCTTCTCGTAATCCTCAATGGCATTGCCCTTCAGGCCAGCGCGCCACAAGTATTTGAATGCGTTCCCGATGCAGAAATTCATGTGCTTCACAATGTCGATGCACTCAATGCCGCTCGGGTGGCTGGTGTAGTGGGCGGGGTGGGTTACCGCGTTGAATTCTGGATGCGGTTCGGGGCCGGTGAAGGCTTGCCTCATGATCCTTTGAGCTTCTGTGGCGTCGATGCCCAGGGCAAGCCCCTTCGATTCCCGGAGCATTCGCTGGCCGGGGGTTTCCTCGTTGCGTTCTGCCATCAAACTCCCAGTCTCTTGCGGTACGCATCAGCACCGTTTTGGAGGATGAACTTGTTGACATCGAGCTTCGGGGGCATCGCAGAGGGTTTGCTGTTGGTAAGCCGTTCTGCCATGGTGGCCGTGAATTTGATTCCTGCTTCGTCACCGTCTCCCAGCGTGAATACGGTCTCGAATCCGGCGAATGCCGGTGCGAAGTAATCACGCCAGGACGAGACCCCGGGGATTCCGCTTGCGGGAACGCCGGCCAAGACGGACGCCATGGTGTCGAATTCCCCTTCAGCCAGCCCGATGTACGGGCTGGGTTCGATCAGCGCCTCTGTGTGGAAGAGCATCGGCGGATCTCCCGGGAGCCCCAGGTATTTGGTGTGCTCCGCATGGTGCTCGTCCTCTCGCCAGGTGCCGTCAGGGTGCTTGGTGCACACCTCGTTGATGCAGCGGAAGCGGATCGTGGCGACGCCATCGAGGCTCGCGGCCGGCCGGAGGTACGGAATGGCCAGCCGGCCCCGGTAGGCGTCATGTCCGGGAAGCGGATCCGAAACGAAACCGATTTTGAACCGCTCCGCCGCCTCTCCCAAACCGCGGTGGCACAGATACTCTTCGGCGGGACTTCCCCGATAGCTGCTTTGGTAGATCTTCGCCGCCTTCACCAAATCGGCTTTGTGCGAATCGCTGCGCCTCAACAAACCCCAGTCCCTCCTTTCGTTGTATGACGTCGATCGAGTCGAGCGAGACATCGCAGGCGAAGCAATGCACGCGGTTTTCCTGGTAGTTGACGGAGGCCGAGGGCCGGTCCTCGACATGGACGGGGCACAGGCACGTCACCCAGCCGCTGCGCGGCGGCGGGGGCTGCCACTGCGGGAAGTAGTGCTCCAGCACTTCGGCAATCGGCGGCTTAGCGGGCGGGGTCCCCATGCCCCTCCTTGTCCTGGTGGTAGCGCGGCCCTAGGTGCCGCTGGGCGGGTGGGTCTTCGAGGTAGTCAGCGGCCGCGCGCAGAATTTCCGGGCGGTCCCGCGCGGCGGTCAGCAGCCGGCCGTTGCACATCCGGCAGAGCAGGCCCCGGACGAGATGGGTCCGGTGGCAGTGGTCGACCGAGAGGCGCTGTCGCCGGGTGCCCCCGCAGATTCCGCACCGTCCACCCTGGTGCTCGAAAAGGCGGTCGTATTCGCCGGGGAGGAGCCCGTAGGCGGCCTGTACGCGGGCTTCGTGGCTTGCCTTACTGCGGGCCTTCTTGCGGCAGGTGCTGCACACGCGGCCCCGCGAGGAGGTGAAGAACCGCTCCGCCCGGTTGCGCTGGCATCTCGTGCAGGGGCGGGTGCCGGGCCGCCGGCTGGTCACCGGGTGGGCTTGATGGACCGCTCCAGCCGGAGCATGCGTCCCGCGTCTGCGGACTCGGCGACGCAGGTCCGCAGGGCATGCACGTCCAGGACCCGGACATGCCGGCCGTGGGCCCGGTCCTCGTGGGCGACGACCGCCTTGGACAGGCGAAGTCCCCGCAGGTCGTAGGCGAGTTGGCCGAGGTCCAGGCGGCGGGCGTCGCCCAGCTCGACGACCAGGGCGACCGGGTCCGTGAGCTCACCGGCCGTCAGCTCGGGATAACGCTCGCCGACCTCGCCGGTCAGCTCCACGGTGATGCGGTAGCCCCGCGGGCGCCGGCCGCAGCTTGTGGTGATGTTCAAGGACTCTCTTCCAATCTAAGCTCACGACAACTTTCGGGGTAAAAAAATTAGAAGGCTGCGAACTCGTCCACGTCGGTGAGCCGCACGTTCCGGGTGTCGAATGCGTAAGAGGCGTAGGTCTCCCCGGAACTGTCCTCGAAATCCTCCCGGTTCTTCACGGGGCTGATGTGCAGTGTGCGACCGCCCATGCCGTCAATCTCCTTATGAATGGTGAGGATGAGGGAGGGCACCCGAGATATTTTTCCCTTGAGGCCGCTTTGCGGTACAGGCTTCAGCCCATCCGCGTACTCGCCGACGACGTGATGTGTAGCCAGGACGTGGGCATACGTTTCCCTGGCCATTTCGTTGAGGTAGTCACAGAGACCTTCCAAGCCGAAGGTAAATTCCTCGGCTGTACCAGAGCCTCCGGCGTCAACGTTGGTCAGATTGTCGACCACGACAAGGTGAGGGTGGGTACCGAACACCGCCTTGTATGCCTTGAGGTGAAGCTCAAGCTCCGCCGGGGTGGGCCGGGCACTGTAGTTGAAGCGCTGCCACCACCGCTCTGCGAGTACGTCTCTGTATTCGTCGAATTCACCGGCATGGAGTTTCCTTTTGATCTCTCTCGCATCGTGCCCCGTGAGGATGGCTGTCGCCCTGCTGAGCTGTGTTGCGGCTGTCGAGTCCGCAGAGAAGTAGAGGGTCGGCACGTTGGACTGGATTGCGAGGTTGAGCGCCGCGGCCGATTTTCCTGTCCCGGCCCCTGCGGCAAGGATTGACATTTCACCGCGACGGAACTCTGCCCCCATCTTGGAGAGCTTCTTAAAGGGAGATGAGAGGGGCTCGCCCGCCGCCCCCTTCATGGCTATCGACTGACTAAGAGAATACATCAGAAGCCTCGCCGGAAGTACTTAATTACCGGGTGCCCGTTTGTGGTGGAGCCCACTTGCTGAAGCAGTCCCAGTTCTGCCGCCCGGATAAGGGCATCCTCTACCGCATCCGGGGTGAGGCTCACGTTTTTTGAGTATGTGTCCAGCGATGCCTGACAGTGCCGCGCTCCGCGCCTAGTGACATATTCGATGTACTCCAGCACCCGTTCCAAAGGGTCAAGGCTGCTGGCGACGAAATCGCGCGAACGCTTCTTCGGCGAGTTACTGACGATAGCTTCAGCAGGGGCGGCCGGGGCGGCTTCCAGAAGCCTGACCCTCTCTTCCAGTGCCGACAGCTGAGGGAGCACAGACTTCTCAATGATCTGGGCCGACATCCGGCCTGAGATCTCGGCGATCAGGGCATCCACGGACAGGGCAGGTGCCGCCACCGGCCGACCAGGGCTGCCGGCGTCCGCTCCGGTGGCCTTCCGTGTGTAGTCCTCGGCCTCCAGGAGGTAGGTGCGGACCGCCCTGGCCACCTCCGAGTCCCGCAGGAGCATCCCGACGTTGAGCACGGCCCGCCGCGGCCAGATCGCAAGGCTGCCGCCACGGCTCGGAATGAGTGACATTTTGTCACTCATTCGGTATTTCCGCAGGTCAGAGCCACTCAGGACGCGGTATCCATTGGCCTCCAGCTCTGAGCGACTGCGCTCCAGAACCTTCCTGAGCAGGGGCATGTCCACCCCGTAGAAGGCAGCCACCTGGGCTGTGGAGGAGTGTTCCGTGTCCGGAAGCTGGGCCAGCTCCTTCACCCGGTTCAGCACGTCGGTCCGGTCGTAGAGTCGCTCCCTGGCGGCCCGGTTCTCGATCAGGTCGATCTCAGTCATGGTTGCGCTCACGTCAAATCCCTCTCTAAAAAACGGCCGTCGGTGCGGCCTGCTGTAACTTGCGTTCAAGCTCACGACAACTTTTTATTTAAACGAACAGGCATGGGACACGTCACAGAACCGGCAGGAGAAGCCGGGCTTCGCCGGGAAGTCGCCGCGTTTCACTCCGGCGTCCATGACGGCGAACCGCTCACCGACGGTTTCCTCGGTCACCTGGTCCAGCTTGACCGGCCTGGACAGCCCGCCGCGCTTCGCCAGGTACCAGTCACCCCGGTTCACCTCGACGCCATAGATCTTCTCGACCGCGGTCTTGTACGTCTCAAGCTGGAACTTCGACTTCATGCTGCCGGTCTTGAGGTCGCGCACCCGCAGGGATCCGTCGGGCTCGACGGTGAGCTGGTCGATGAACCCGCGGACCTTCACCCCGCCCAGCTCCACCATGAATTCCAGCTCCACCGCCAGCGGGAGCGGACCGGCCGGGGTGGCCCAGATCTCGGGCTGGTGCTCCTGGGCCCATTCCACGTACCGCGCTGTCTGCGCCTGACCCAGGTGGTAGCGGCGCGCGATGTCCTCGCTGCCGGTCCCGTTCGCGGACAGCCAGCGGTCGGTGTTCGGTTCCTTGGCGAGCGATGCGCTGACCGAGGCGCTGTAGCTGTCGGAGAAGAGTTCGACGACGTCCTTGACGGTAAGGGTCCGGCCGGAGAGTTCGAAGGCTTCGGCTGCGGAGTGGAAGGCGGTGCCGTGGTGCGACCAGGCGGCCGGCCGTGGCGTCACGCGCTCCACGCGCTGGAGGTAGTACTGCCATCCGCATTTCTCGTACTGCTGGGTCTGGGAAACGGATCGGGGCTGGGTCTCAATGCTCATGGGGAAGCCTCCGGGTGGATGACGTACAGGGTGGATTCGGTGCTGCCGGGGAAGTGGGAGTTCGGCTTCGGCATGCGCATCAGGTGAATGACGAAAGCCCGCCATTCGCTGAGGCCCGCTTGCCGGAAGATGCGCTCAACGCCTCGTTCGCAGTATGCGGTTGCCTTGTCGCTGACCACGAGGTGGAAGTACGTGAGCGCCTCCGCGAACACCTGGCAGATCATCGTCCCCGAGGTCATGAAGAGGACCGCCGGCGGCCGGGTGAGGGGGGCCCGGTTGACGGCGTCCATCAGATCTCGAATCGCGGGCGGCGGGGCTGCGGGCAGGGCGCAGGCCAAAGCCATGGGGGTTTCTCCTATGGGTGAACGTCAGCAGATGAGCCGATACCTGAGTGGGTCGGCCAGGGGCCTTACTCGGGAAGCCGGGCTGCGGACGCGTTCTCGCACGGGCAGGTGAGAGGGCCGGGACAGTGCGGGTGGCGGCTTGGGTGAAGCCCTTCCTTGATCACGAACATCCCCCTCGAAGTGCTGGGGGATTGAATTGATCATTCGCCCGCAGACGATCACTGGTCGGCCTGGATACTACACACGGGTCGGCCCCGATGGGAAACGTTAAATTCGCCCTCTGACCTGCCGTTTCAGGCCCTGAAACGGGCTCGCCGTATTGATCGTTTCAGGGGCTGAAACGGGGCCGGGGCATCCTCTCCCTGGCCTTATGGTTGACAGGAACGTGTACGTAGCAAGAGGCGGAGAACATGCGCGAGGTAGCGCGGCGGAAGATGCGCGCAGTGATGGCTATGGAGCCGGGCGGGCCCGAGGTGCTCAAGCTGGTGGAGATTCCGGAGCCGGAGCCGAAACCGAATCATGATCGCGTGATGGTGACGATGGCGGGGGTGAACCCGGCGGACGCGCTGATGCGGGAGAACCAATGGCTGGGCCCCGTGACGTTCCCCTTCGTACCGGGCCGGGAGCTGGTGGGTTTCCTGGACGACGGGCGCAGGGTCGCCGGCCTCACCCGTGACGGCGCGTACGCCGAGTACGCATGGGTGGAGCGGGGCCTGTACTGGGAGATCCCTGACGAACTCACCGATGGGGAGGCTTGCGCCCTGGCCTCGGACGGCCTGACCGCCTGGCACCTGCTGTACACCGCACTGCGGATCGAGCGCCACGAGGTCATCGCCATCTCGGAAGCCGGCAGCGCCCTGGGCGGCCTGGCCGTGCAGCTCGCCAAATCCCATGGCTGCTACGTGGTGGCGATAGACCACGGTGAACACCGCCTCGAAGAGGCCCGCGAGCTGGGCGCCGACGCGATCGTCGATTGCAGTGACACCGAGGGGCTGGCCGACCGGATCCGCGATTCTACCGGCGGCCTCGAAATCGACGCCGCCGTCGACCTGGTCGGCGGGGAGACCTTCAAGGCCCTCTTCGACGCACTGAGGTTCCGCGGGCGCATGGTGGTCGACGGCTGCGCTTCCCAGAACTGTGGAGTCGTTACCCATGAAGACCTGGTGCTCGGCTCCAAGTCGATCACCGGTTTCTGCTTGCCCAACCTCTTCTACGACAAGCACGCAATGCACAAGAGCATGCACACCATCTTTGCCGCCGGGGTGATTGGCGCCCTCTCGATTCCTGACGAGACCAGGATCATGCGGAGCGATGTTCAGCATGCTCACCGCTGCCTCTCGCCCGAGCTTCCCCGCAACCGGCACCCGGGGAAGCTGATGCTCGACATGACCGGTTTCTACTACTGAAGCCGATCAGCGCTACTACGTAGTAACCTCGGTTTGCTGTCAGGAATGGCGACATCAGTCCCCATTGCCGCCCGAGGGCAGTTCAGGACGCAGCCAAGGAATGGTGAGTGAGTACCAGTAGCAAGAGCGCGGACCAAAATCAGAACAAGGGTCCCGGCTCCTCCCACCGCATCGCCTACCGCGTCGAGGCCGCATTTCTCGGCCTTTCGGGATATAGGCACACCCCCACAACGCTTGCCCAGGTGGCCGGGGTATCCGTCTCCACAGCCCATCGGGCCCTCAAAGAGGGCTGTGAAGTCGGCACCTACGACACTGACAAGTCGGGTGAATACTGGCTCGGCGGGGCGTCGGCGATGTGGAGCATGTCATCCTCCAGCCGTTTGCCGGCCCCTGCCCCCACCCAGGCGGCTCTGGTGGAGCTGCACCGCATCACCGGTGGCGCGGCCTTCTACTACGAGAACAAGGGCTTGGCGGCTGTGCCCAGGCATCGCGTCCGCGGCGACACCGACGTCAGCAGCCTGGACGGCTTCGCGCTGGCCGCCGTGGGCAACGACCTGCGTATCGGCGCCACCGGCCGGGCCATCCTCGCCCACGCCTCTCCCGGAATTCAGCGCCAGGCCCTGGCCCGTCCGCTACCGCACGACGCCGCCCCCGGAGCCATCCGCTCCGAAGATGAGCTGCTGGCCTGCCTGGAAGGCATCCGTGCCCGTGGTCACGAGGTCGGGCAGGAGGAATGCATTCCCGGGTGGGATGCCGTAGCCGCACCGGTTCTGTACGGCATGACCGTTCAGGGTGCGGTTCTTCTCCTGGTGCCGGCGGGCCATGTGGCCCGCCGGGTCGGACATCTGGCGGTGGCCACCATGCAGGCCGCGGAGAGCATCAACACCTTCTTCTGACCACCCAGCAGCGCAGCGAAGCCGCCGGCCCGAAACGGGGGTCGGCGGCTTCGCTGCGCTCCGGCCTGGGGCGCGAGGGCATGGCCCTATTCCTCGTCAGGAAGCTCCATCGCGCGCTGGAGGTCCTCTTCCGGCAACTCCACATCTGCGGGCCAGCGGAGGATCCTGCGGCCGTCAGAAGGCTCCCGCAGGACCAGGACAAAGCCCTCCAGGGCTTCGTCAGCAGTCTCTTCGCCCTGCTCGCCTTCTACCTTGCGCCGATAATGAACGACGGACTTCTCTCGCTCCAACTGGCTGAGGAACCGCGCGACTTCTTCCTTCTGGTAGCCGCTGATCTTGTCCCCGAGCCGCATGCGCATGTACACCTTGACGCATTTGAGGAAGTAGCGGTTGTGGTGCGTATCCTCGCCAGTGCGGTCCGTCTTCACATCCCAAATGCTCTTCAGCGCGGTATTGACCCGCTCCTGGGCAGGATTGATCTTCACCAGCCCCATCTTGTCCCTGCGCTTCTGGACAGCCTGCTTGCTCACTCCGTATCGCTCTGCGATCTCCGGGTCGCTCAGGCCCAGGTGGACCAGCACTGTCAGCTCGGCATCCGTGGGCAGCTTGGCCATGGGCTGACAGACCTTCCAGCAAGAGAACGAGGAGCATCCGGGGCCTTCGATGACCCATGACGCGGTGACAGGAAGACGCTGACCCTACCAGCCACTCCGAGCTCACGACAACTCAGCCTCCACCACCCTCAAACCTTGTGACCTGCATCTCATTTTGACCAGAAGGGCTGATTGAGGGTCGACGTAACACCTACATACTTAGTGAGAGTAAAACTAAGAAAGAAAAACTCTCTCTTTAATAGAGAAGAAGAAGAGAAGAAAGTTTAAAGTTTCCCTCTTGTTGATTTCCCAGAAAGATTTTTCTGAGTTGAGATCCAAGAGGGCCAAGGCCCCGGCTGCCAGACCAGTAGCCAGCCGGGGCCTGCTATCCGAACCACCACGGCTGATCCCTGTGGTGGCCCAAGGCCAGGTCGCTCCTGGCTGGAGCCGAAGTGCATGGGTGCACGCCACCCCTAAGCCCCGACAGGGGTGGCCGGGCGGTAGAGCGGGTTCGAGTCCCGCCGGCTCACCACGTCACGGAGGGGAGAAAGCCACGATGCCCCGAGCGAAATCGATCTGCATGACCGCGGGCTGCCCCTCCGTGACGGCCCGCTCTGGCCGGTGCGAGAAGCACGCCCCTCCCAAGAGGGGCTGGCAGCCATCGGCCAGAAACGCCAGTCGCCCCGGCGACTTCCACAAGCGCCGGGCCACGGTGCTCGCCCGTGACCGCTTCACCTGCCAGCGCTGCGGCGCCCGCAACGAGCTGGAGGTGGACCACCTGATCCCGGTCGCCCGAGGTGGCACGTGGGAGCTGACGAACCTCTGGGTCCTGTGCCGGACCTGCCACCGGAAGAAGACCTACTTCGAAGACCGTGGCACGTAGAGAGGCCCCCGGGTAAACGGGGGCCTCAGACGGCCCCCGGCCGTAATCCCAAATTCCGAAATCGGCTTGGTACCGGGTGCCTGAGCACGTCACTCCATGTCGGACTGCCCGCCCGGATTCTATCCCGAAGGCGCCCTCCTGGAAGGGCGCTTCGTCCGCCCTGTGACTGCCTCTGGAGGTGCCCGTGCTCGACTGCGACGGCCTGTGCCACGGCTGCAAGCGCCCCCGGGCCGCCCTCGGCCGACTACGGCTCTCGAAGGCCGCCCGGCGGCGGGGCTGGCGACAGGAGGCACTGTCCGAGCTAGTGGACCTGGGCGAGCTGTACGGCGTCGACCCGGCCGCTATTCGCGGGGTGGGCTGATGCCCACGCGACGAGGCCCTGCCCCGAACCCGAACGCACGCCGCCGGAACACGAACCACGCCCTGGGCGAGCACGGCCTCACCTCCAGCTCCGGCGAGGGCCGGGCGCTCCCCAAGGCTCTGGGGGTCGCCACGGGCGGCGCCAAGCGCTTCTGGAAAACCTGGTCCGGCTCTCCGCAGTCTCAGCACTGGTTGGAAACGGACTGGGCGGAGCTGGAAATGACGACCAAGCTCGTGGACGCCTTTTACCAGGGGGAGACGCGGCTTGCCGGTGAGATCCGGCAGCGCGTGGGCCGCTGGGGCGCCACGACGGAGGACCGGGCGAGGCTGCGGATGAGTTTCGACCAGCAGGCCGAGGCGGAGGCCGCTGCGGCGGCCCAGGAGGCCAAGGCCGCGGACATGGACGCCGAACTTTTCAAGATGCTCTCCGAATCCGAGGAGTCCCCTAATGCGTAGTTGGACGGTCGTCGGCACACGGTGTGACGTGTCGGGGGAAGCTGACCCGCTCGCGGTTTTCGCCGGCGCCCTGACCCCCCATTTCCTCAACGGCACCGACGAGACCACGGGATGGGTACGCGTAGTCGAGGCCCCCTATCCCAGCGAGGCCGCCGTCGCAGCCGCGTTCCAGGCCGAAGCCCTGGACGACTCCGAGTAACCCGAAGGGGGTGAAGGATGCCCCTGACGGGAAACACACCACCTGGTGTCCCGCACCCCACGCGCAGCCTCGGGTACGGCATCATCCGCTGGTGTCAGGACTACGTACTCCAGCCGGACGGCGAGCGGGCCGGCGAGCCCTGGAGGTTTTCCCCGGAGCAGATCCGCTTCGTCCTCTGGCTCTACGCCATCGACGAGCGCGGGCGATGGTTGTACCGGTCTGCCGCGCTGCGCCGGGCGAAGGGGTGGGGGAAGACGCCGCTCCTGGCGGCCCTGGCCATCGTGGAGTTCATCGGTCCGGCCCGGTTCTCGCACTTCGACGACAGTGGCCTCCCGGTGGGAAAGCGCGTCCCGCTTCCCCTGGTGCAGATCGCCGCGACGTCCCTGGATCAGACGGCTAACACGCGGGATCAGATCCGGGGCATGCTGGCTGAGTCTCCGGCGGAGCGAGAGTTCAATCTCGACATCGGCAAGGGTCTGATTCAGTTCAAGGACGGTCGCCCTGGCCGCATTGAGCCGGTGACGTCGAGCAGCCGTGGGCTTGAGGGGGCGAGGCCCACCTTTGCCCGGCCCCGGCAGGAACGTTCCTGCCGGGGCCGGGCTGCTGCCGCTTTGTTGTTTGCGACGAGGTTCATCATTTCGTCGAATCGAATCATGGCGTATATGCGTCTGGGAGACCCTGGATGGAAATGTTCAGAAGACGGCCGGCGCCGGTTCCCGGCTGATCGAGACCACCAATGCTCTCAGCCCTGACGATTGAGCCGGTGACGTCGAGGCAGCCGTGGGCTGAGGGCGAGGCCACTCTTGCCGGCCCGGCAGGAACGTTCCTGCCGGCGGGCTGCTGCCGCTTGTGTTGCGACGAGGTCATCATTCGTCGAATCGATCATGGCGTATACGTCTGGAGACCTGGATAGAAATGTTCAGAAGACGGCGGCGCCGGTTCCCGCTGATCGAGACCACCAATGCTTCAGCGCGAACGAGCAATCCGAGTTGCACGCTGCGTGACGCGACGAGCCGCGAGATCGCTCCCAGGGCATCTACGATGCCGCGAGGCCGTACCGGGGGTTGACCTCAAGGACGAGCCTGCGGTGCGCGCCGCGGTCGTCGACGCCTACGGCGACTCTCATTGGGTTGATGTCGACGGCATCGTTGCCGCGATCATGGACCCGCGTACCAGCGCGGCGGTCGCCTACCGCTTCTACCTGAACAACATTCAGGAGAACGCGGACGGCTGGCTGCTCAAATCCGAGTGGGACGCCTGCCGTGACGAGGACGACCCGATCCTTCCCGGGGATCAGATCGCCGTCGGTTTCGATGGGAGCATCCGCGGCGACGCGACCGGTCTCGTCGGGTGCCGGCTGAGGGACGGCAAGCTTTTCGTCCTCCACCTCCAGGAGAACCCGCGCGACCCCAAGAATCCCGACTGGGAAGTCGACGTGCTGGCCGTCGAGGCCGCCGTGAAGAAGGCCTTCGAAACCTACCGGGTTGAATGGTTCTACGGTGACCGGCCGTATGGGCAGGAAGCCTTGGGCCGGTGGTCCATCGAGTACGGGGATGATTACGTCTTCGAGTACTGGACCAACAGACCCATGAGAATGTGCGAAGCCACGGAGCGGCTCCATTCCGCCGTGGTCGTCGGCGACTTGAAGCACGACGGTGATCCGGGCCTCACCCGGCATTGCCTCAATGCCGTGACGAGAGAAGTCCCCCAGGGTTTGCTGATCACCAAGGAATCTCCTCGCTCCAAGAAGAAGATTGACCTGGCCGTGTGCGCGATCCTCGCCTTCGAGGGCCGCGCCGACGCAATCGCCGACGGTCGCCTGCACCTCAAGCGCCGGCGCGTCATCGGCTTCTAGACCGGGCCGGCCCGGGGCATTGTCCCCGGCCGGCCTGCGCACTGCGCTGGCCCGTGCTGCCGTGCACTCGCGGGGTTACCGGGTGATCGTCGGGCCGACGTGAGGTCAGCGCATCCCGAGGGGGCCGCACCGCCCACGAGTAACCGGCCCCCGCGTACGCGGGGGTGAGCCGAAAGGGGTTGAAAGCCGGTGCGGCCCCCTCGCCCCAACTGTTTGAGGTATCTGCTTGATTGTTCCCCCCACCGGATACACCGCCGTCGGCCCCCCGGAAACCCCTGTTGACTGGCTGGCCTATCTGCACGGCAAACTCACCGACCAGCTCCCGGACATGTGGCGGTACGCCCAGTACTACGAGGGGGAGCACCAGCGGCTCGCATTCTCTCAGGCCCGCTTCAAGGCCGAGTTCCGCGAGGTCTTCGAGAACTGGCGTGACAATTTCTGCGGCCTGATCATCGACTCCGCAACTGAGCGCATGGCCGTGGAGGGTTTCCGCATACCCGATACCCCGGGGTTCGACACGGACGCCCGGGACATGTGGCAGCGCAGCGGCATGGATGTCCTGTCGACCGGCGTGCACCTGGACGCGATGATCCAGGGCCGTGCGTACGTGCTGGTGTGGCAGGGGGCCGACGGGGAGCCGTCGATTCAGCCAGTGTCGGCTGAGGAAATGGTCGTGCAGTACAAGCCGGGGTCGCGCACCGAGCTGGAGGCCGCGGCCCGGTTTTTCCTCGATGACTGGGGCCGGCAGTGGGTGACGCTGTGGACCGAGGAGTACGTCTACGAGGTCAAGCGCGGTCAGACCGAGTGGGAGAACGGGACCAAGACCCCGAACCATCTCGGTGTCGTCCCGGTCGTCCCCTTCCATAACCGTTCCCGCCTCGCGGGTGACCCGTACTCAGACCTCGCCAACGTGATTCCCATTCAGTCGGCGATCAATAAGGTGACGGCGGACGCTCTCACCGCATCCGAGTTCGCCGCCTGGCCACAGCGGTACGTCACCGGCCTTGAGATCACGGAGGACGACCAGGGCAATCCCATCGAGCCCTTCAAGGTCGCCGTCGACAAACTTTTGCAGGCCGAGGACCCGCAGGCCAAATTCGGCCAGTTCGAAGCCGCCAGCCTGAGCAACTATTGCGACCTGGTAGGTCTCCTCCTACAGCACCTCAGTTCCATATCCAGGACCCCCAGTTACTACTTCCTGGTGAACGGCGGCCCGCCGCCCTCCGGTGAGGCCATTATCAGCTCGGAGGCCGGGCTAGTCGCCAAGGTCCGCGAACGGATGCTGTACTTCGGGGAATCCTGGGAGCAGGTGATCCGGTTGTGCTTCGCGATCAAGGGTGACAAGCGGGCCAAGGAATTCGCCATGGAGACCGTTTGGCGGGACCCGGAATACCGGACCGAGGCCCAGCACATCGACGCCCTTCTCAAGCTTCAGCAGCTCAATGTTCCTGAAGAGCAGCTCTGGAGTGATGCGGGCTATACCCCCTCGCAGATCAGTACCTTCCGCGCGATGCGGAAGGAAGACGCGAAGGCGGCAGCGGAGATCCAGAAACTCGGCCCGAAGCCTGAGCAAGCGGGACCGGCAGCGGGCAACGCCCCTAGTGAGGCGAAGGCCGCGCGCATGGCGCACAAGCCGCCGCAGGGAAATTCGGGTAACGCGAGCCGGAAAATCCACGAGATGAAGTGATGGAGATCAGTATGAATGAGACGCCCAACGCCCCCACGCCCGTCGACGGCGACGGGGACGGCCCGCCGACTGCCCTGCCGGTACCCGACGGTGCCGCCGCAGAGCTGGAGCAGTGGAAGGCCCGGTTCGAGGCTGCCAGTCAGGAGCTGGAGCAGTTCCGCCAGTCGCAGATGACGGACCAGGAGAAGGCGCTGGCCCAGGCCCGCGAGGACGGGCGGCGGGAGACGCTTTCGGAGCTGTCGCCCTCGCTGGCCGAGGCCGAGATCCGCGCTCAGGCCGCGGCTGCGGGTGTCACGGTACAGACGGAGGCCCTGGACCTGACCCATTTCCTCGGCGAGGACGGCCGGCCCGACACCGACCGGATCGCGCGGTTCGTCGCCAAGGGAGACACCGTCTCCGCCGCACGCCCGCGGCTTCCTCAGCTCATGGGCGCCGGGTACCACCGTGGCGGTAGCGGTGGCACCGTCAGCATGGACCCTGACGAACTGGTGAATCACATTACTGGTGGCAAGATCTTTTAGCCTCGCATGATTCTTTTGCAGCCCTCCATTCCTGGGGGGCTTTTTTATGCCCTCTTGGAGGAGGCGCCTATGGCTCTTACGACCCACCATCTGAATCTTGACCCCAAGCAGGTGACGATTGCTGCTCTGGGGCTGCTTGACCGTCAGCTCACTCTCGGTGGTATCCCCGCCCGTTACTCTGAGCTGTCCTTTACCGGCGGGCTCGGTGACGTCATCAACGTCAACCGGGAATCCCGTGGCATTCCGGTCCAGGCGTCCGGGATCACCGAGCCGATCTGGAACCCGGTGAAGGGTGACAAGACGAAGTTCGCCGCAGTGTCTGACCGACCGCTGCCGACGAATGACCGGCGGGCACCGGTCGGCTTCATCAACGAATCCCGCTTCCCGGTCCAGCTCACCACACTCGCCCAGAACGCCACCACTCTGAGCATGGAACAGGTCGCATTCGACCTGAAGCAGTTCGGCAGCCAGATTCTCACGAAGCTGACCCGCGGTTTTGCTGAATACTTTGATGACACCACCGCGAGCTTTATCAAGGCGAACATCAACCGTAGTGGCCTGAGCCCGGCGCAGAAGAAGGTGGTCGGCGGAGACGTCGAGGTCAGCATCCCGGTCGCGGACGGTACGGGCGAGAACATGAAGCGCCGCGCCCTGGGCCTGCGCACGGCCCTGGTCGATGCCCGCATGGCCATGAACCTCGCGAACGTCCCGGCCGGCGAGCGGTACCTGATCGCCGGCCCCGAGGTCGAAGCGATCCTCCTCAAGGACCCCGAATTCGTGGCGGTCGACTACAGCGGCGACACAAGCGCCCTGCGGCGCGCGGTCGTTGGCAGGATCTACGGCTTCGACATTGTGATTCACAACAGTTTCGGCCTTGAGATGTACCTCTTCCACAAGTCGGCGATGATCCTGGTCTCTGCCTGCCCCGCCATTCCGATGGGTGCCGTGAACGGCTCGATTCAGAACATCAACGGAATCGCCACGCGCATGCTGATCGATTACGACTACGGCAAGAAGGCGGACACCATCGGCCTGGACACCATGTACGGCCTGTCCACGGTCCGGGAGGACCCCGATTACTCGGTGCGTGGTGTCGGGATCGGCGAATCGTTTGTGCGTGGTCTGAAGGTCTCGATCACCGAGAAGGCGCCCGCGCCGTCTGGCTCCTAATCCGGGAGTCGCATGCCCGTATCCATTACCGATATCGAGATCCGGATGGGCCGCCTCTTCGAGGAGTCGGAGAAGCCGAGGGCGCAGGCGTTCATCACGGATGCCGCCGCGCTGGTGCGGGACTACTGCGGGAGCCGGTACGACGGGGAGGCCCCCGGTATCCGGGCCGTGGTGTGTTCCGAGGTCATCCGCTGGCTGTCGATGCAGCCCGGGGTGGTCAGTGAGCGCGTCGGCGACATGGAAGTGCAGTGGGGGGCCTCCGCGACGCAGTCTCTGTCACCGGCTGCCCGCGAGGGCCTGCGCCGCTACCGCCGCCCGCTGGGCACCATCAGCCTGTCCCGGGGCTGATGCCCTTTGCTCTTTACCGAACACGTGGAGGTGCACCGGGCTCCGCTCGCCCCGACCGCGTACACCAATCACCGCGACTGGCAGCAGGCGGTGAGGGTCTGGTCCGGGCGGGCGAGCGTGCAGCCGGACCGGTCCTTTGAGGCCCGTTCCCCGGCCCGGGAGACCGCGCAGGAACGGCTGGTGCTCTATCTGCCGGCGGGGGCGGATGTCGATTCCGCGGACCGGGTTCTGTGGCGGGGGCTGTGGTTCGAGGTCGACGGCGAGCCTGCCCGCTGGGCACAGGGTTCCCTGTCTCATGTCCGTATCCGTGCGTGGAGGGTGGTGCGATGAGCAAGTTCACCCTCCGGCTGACGGCCAACTGGGAAGATCCCCTTTTCTTGTCCCCGGAGATGCGGGACCTGGTGGAGCTGCACACGCTCAAGCTGACCGAGTCGGCGGTGTCGGCGGCCCCGGAGCCGAAGCGCCCGACCAAGGCGCACTGGAACACCATCCGCCACCACATCACGCCGCACCTGGCCTTGGGCCGGGCCGGCTGGTACGGGCAGGTCGTCATCGAGGTCGACGCCCGGCTCCGCCACGCGATGCTGCAAGAGCGTGGCTGGACCGACCGTAAGGGCCGTCCGCACGCGGGGCGCTGGTTCCTCAAGCGGGCCCTGGAGGAGGCGAGGGTCGAGTGACCGTTGACCCCGTCGAGGTGGTGGTCGTCTTCCTGCGGTCCGTCCCCGCCCTTCCTGCCGGGAGTGTCACCGGGGACCACGTCGGCCACCAGGCCGGCCAGCCCATGATCTACGTCGAGCACTCCGGTGGTTTCCGCATGGTCCGGGACCGCATGGACCGGGCCGACATCGACATCAGCGTCTACCACGAGGACCGCAAGGCGGCGGTGGACCTGGCGTACCGGTGCCGCCAGGCGCTCCTGGAGGAGCTGCCCGGCCGGGTCGTCGGCGGCGCGGAGGTCCTGGACGTCGAAGAGATCTCCTCCCCACGGTACGAGCCCGACAGCACCAGCCGCGAGCACATGTACAGCGGCGAGGTCGCCCTCTTCTTCGTCGCCGCCTGAATCCTTCCCCCTCTTCCCCAGCCGAGCACGGACCCGTGCACGGCTTTCGTCTTTCCCAAGGAGGCCCATGGCCAACGACTCATCCAAGATCCGCTTCGCCCCCAACGGCAGCCTCTACATGGCTCCGGCCCCGCGTTCCGGCCCCGGCTCCACCGTGCTTCCCGTGGACGCGGGCGACGGCAAGAGCGCCCCGGCCGGCTACCAGGGATGCGGCTGGATCGACTCCTCGGGCGTGACCATCACCCCGAGCATCGAGACTGACCCGGTCAATGTCTGGCAGTCCGCCGTACCCGTGATGTACACGGTCAAGTCCGCGTCGTTCAAGATCAAGGCGACGCTGATGGAGACGAACGAGCTGACCACCAGCCTTTTCTTCGGCGCGGAGTGGAAGCCGCTGAAGGACGCCGAGGGCAAGCACAGCGGCACGTACCGGCTGGACCTGTCCTCCACTCCGGAGCTGAATGAGGTCAGCGTCGTGACCGACTGGTCTCAGAAGGGTGTCCTGTACCGGTGCGTGATCCCGCGGGCGATGATCTCCGACCGCGGCGCCATCCAGCTCCAGCGCACCGAGAACAACAAGTACGAGCTCACCATTGACGCCCTGGACCACGAGGGCGGTCTCGGCTACGTCCTGACGACCGACGACATCCTTGGCCTGGGCAAGCCGTCCGTCCCCGTGGAGCCGGATCCTTTCAAGGCGACGGTGACCGTGCCCGGCTTCGCGTCGAACGACGCCGCCAAGGCCGCGTGGACGGCGAAGGTGGCGGTCGCCAACACGGCCGGGCCGGCCGTCGTCTCGCTCCTGCGCGCCGACAAGTCGGCCTTCGACGAGCAGGTGACCGCCACCAAGGACGGCACCGTCGACGTCACGGTGCCGCAGGGCATGAAGACCGCCGAGTTCAAGATCACCCACGGCGGTGCCTCGACCTGCTTCCAGGTCACCGACACCGCGCAGACGGGCACCTCGAAGGCGTGCTACGTCCTGGCTACGTAAAGGGGCAGCGCACCACCCGGAATGAATAGATGGGGCTGATGGGCGGATTGAACGCCTGCTCGCCGGTGACCGTGGCCTTCGCGGTCCCCGTGCAGTTGGAGCCGCTGTACGCGGTCAGAGTTCCCGCTGTCATTCCGTCACTGATGGAGATGCGGTCCGCTGCGTGCAGGCCCGTATTGCGGCAGTCCCCAGTGTTGAGGCGTTGGTGGATTTCCCCGGAAGGGCCGTACCACAGGTATGCCGTGCAGTCTGGAGACGCCGCAACGGTACTGGTTGCTGCGAGGGAGAGAAGCAGCGACGCAGAGCCGATGGCGAGAGCAGCGCATCGGAGTCTCCGGTGCATCGTTCGGGAAAATTGTCGAAGTGCGCCTGCCATGACTGCCCCCTTCGAATCCGGGTTCGCTTCCACAAATAATATAACAAGGCCCCAGTACCTCCACAATCACTCAAAAGGTGGGTTTACCCCAGGGGGTTGACTTCAATCGATTCGGCAATGCGTTCGTAAATCGAGTGAAAAGTCTGCGCCCCTTGCCGGCCTCTCTGCGGGCGTAACCCAACCCAGTTTCTTTTTCTTGGAGTTCACCATGACTGCTGCTGCCACGAAGGCCAGCTCTGCCGAGAAGCTTGCCGCGAAGGACGCGGAGGCGGCCGAAGCCCCCACGCACTTCGAGCACCGAGGTGTTACCTTCACCGTCCCCCATCCGCTCGATATGCCTATCGGTCTCATGGACGCGGAGGACGAGATTGAGGCGGTCAAGCTGATGCTCGGCAAGGATCAGTGGGAGGCGTACAAGCGGACTGGTGCCACCCTGCGGGACTTCCAGCCTTTCGCTGACAAGATCGCGGCGGCCCAGGGGCATGACGACGCGGGAAACTAGTCCAAACCGTCCGCGTCGTCCGGGAGTTCTCTGACGAGCTCGAAGCCGATCTCCTCGAATACTTCGGGGTGGATCTGCTGGACCTGTGGCGCGGGCGGCTTTCTTTGCGGCGCATCGGTGTCCTGGTGAAAGCGCTCCTGCGTAAGCCCGGCCGGTCCGCTGTGCTGGCCGCCGTGGACGAGTCGGCGGTGTGGTCGACCCAGGATCACCTGATGGCCCGCGTGTCGGACGCGTTGGAGCTAAGTAACTACCTGTTTCTGAAGGCGCATTCGGACAGCGCCGAGGATCTTTCTCCGCCCGATCCGCTGCCGAGGCCCGGCACTCCGGATCCGGGCCTTGCGGAGTCTGCCGAGGATTTCGCTTCGGGTGCTGAGCTGTCCCAATTCCTCCAGGAGATCACCAACTTTTAGGAGGCGCCTTTGGCCAGCGTCAGCGGACGGATTCCGATCAGGATCGGCTCCGGATACATCGAGATCAATCCCTCACTGTCCCGTAAGGGCGTGGCGGAGATGCGGACAGAGCTGACCCGCCAGATGGAGCTGGCCGGCGCCGCCGCAGGGAAGAGTTTCTCCACGGCGGCGACGGCCGGCATGGCGGCCATGCCGAAGAGCGCGGCCACCGCCGCGAAGGCCGCCCGGGGCCAGGTGGAGAAGGAAGCCACCGGCACCAAGACGAAGCTGTCGGCCATCGAGGCTGAGCTCACCCGCGAGTTCGGCCAGCAGGCCGGGCGGCGCTTCCGCGCCTTCCAGGAGACGGAGGAGCGTAAGCGTCAGGCGCTGGCCGGGACGTCGCAGGCCACCCGGCGCGCGGTCACGGAGACCGTGCGGCTGGAGACGCAGGCGTCCAGGGATGCCGCCCAGCGGTGGCAGACCGCCGAGCGCGAGCGCCTCCGCCTCCTGGAAGAGCGCCGCCGGGCGGAGGCACGCGCCGTCGCCGAGCGGGAGCGCGAGGAGCGGGCCGCCGTCACCGCGCACCAGCGGGCCCTTGAGGACGAGGCCCGCATGGACCGGGAGATCCACCAGACCCAGGTACGTCTGGCCCGGGAATCCGCGCGTGAGCAAGCGCAGCTCCTCGCTGAGCGGCAGCGCCAGGAGGGCGCGGCGGCAGCGGCCCGTCGACGGGCTTTGGAGGACGAGGCCCGCATGGATCGGGAGATCCATCAGGCGCAGGTGCGTCTGGCCCGGGAGGCGGCGCGGGCTGTTGAGCTGGCTGAGCGGGAGAAGCGGGAGGCGATCCGCCGGACGATGGCGGAGCGGCAGGCCGAGCAGTCCGCGGCGATCGGTGGTCAGCTCGCGATTGCCCAGGCCGCCCGGCAGAGTCTGCGCGAGCAGGCGGCCGAGCACGAGCGCACCATGGCCGCCGTCCAGACGACCCAGGCCGGCGCCCTGGCCGCCATGCGGTCGGGCTGGAAGCGCACCTCCCAGCACATCGAGACCACCGGTACGACGGCGACGGAGACCGGGCACCTGGTCACCCGCGGCCTCGTCGCCCCCCTGGGCCTCGCCTCCGCCGCCGCCGCGACGTTCGGCATCAAGTCGGCGGACGCGATGATCCAGGCCCAGACGGGCCTGAAGGGGATGGGCGTCGAGCTTCAGGACGTCAACAACCTGCTGGAGCAGATGACGAAGTACGGCATCGAGACGCCGTATTCCGTGAACGACATGCTGAAGTACGGCACCCGTTATGTGCGGGCGAATTCCTCGCACAATGCCGACTTCCTGTCGAAGGACCCTGCCCGTCATGCCAAGGGGTCCCGGGAGGCCGCCGAGAAGGCCACGGACATGGTCAAGATGGTCGGCGACTCCGCCGCCTACGGCGGCATCATGGACCCGGCGATGGTCTCGCGCGGCATGTACGCGATCGAAGTCATGCAGGACATGGGCCGCACGAATCTGCGGAATGTCAAGCAGCTCGAAGCCGCAACCGGCCTTCCCTCGAACGCGCTTGCCCAGATCCTGGGTTTCAAGACCCGTAAGTACACCGCCAAGGAGATGGCGGATGCGAAGGCCCGGGACAAGAAGAACGGCATGGACCGTGAGGTTCCGGAAACCTACGAAGCGTCCGCCCAGATGCTCGCCTTCATGCAGAACGCCAAGGAAACCGGTGGTGTTTCCGGCGAGCAGCTTATTGACGGCCTGCTGAAGCGGTGGCGTAACGACCCCGGCATGAACGGTGCGGCGCACCGCATGGGCAGTGCCACCATCAGCGGCCGCATGGAGCAGATGAAGGAGCAGGCCCAGTTCAATCTGGGCAAGCTCTTCTATTCCAAGAACAGCAGCGGTGAGTACGCGTATACGGGCCTCGGTGAGGCCATCATGGGCAAGAAGGTCACCGACGAGAAGGGCACCCATTTTGAGGGCGGCCTTCTCAAGAACGCGGGCGAGATCGGCGCGAAGTCCCTGCCGATGGTCAAAGAAATTCTCACCGCGTTCTTCGAGACCCTGGGCACCTTCACCCGCTGGATCAAGAACACGGTCAAGTTCCTCGACGAGCATCCCGGACTCCGGGAAGCAATTCTCCAGGCCGCCAAAATCGCGGCCGTCGCCGCCCCCTTCCTCATCGGCTTCGGCATCCTGTCGAAGACGGTCGGCAAGCTGGGCAAGCTCCTCGGTCTCGCGCTGGGCCCGGCGAAAATGCTGGGCGGTGTCCTGGCAGGCGCGGGGCGAGGCGCACGAGGCGCCACCCGGTACGGCCGGCAGGTCGCTGGTGGTGCCCGCTCCCGCCGCGACGGCGGCACCTTCCTCGACGGCTACGACGCCCAGCGCGACCGTTTCCGGGGCCAGGACGCCAGGCGTCGCCGCGACCGGCGCCGCGTGGTGCAGGCCGGCCGGGAGAACGGGCGCTTTCGCACCGCGGCCGGGTACGGCCGGTACGGGGTGGCCCGGCTCACCGGCTATGACGGTGTCGGGGACTGGCGGCAGCGGCGGGGCAACCGCCGCGAGGACATGCGCGACCTGGACCAGCGCAGCCGCACCGCCTTCGGCGAGGGCCGGGTACGTGAGGGCATCCGCCTCAACCGCCGCAGGGATGAGGTGCGGGAGGAGTACCGGGAGAACCGGCGCTCCGCGCGGCGGACAGCCGCGACGCGTCTGCGTCCGCAGGACAGCACCGACCGCCGCGACACCGCGCAGCGGGGCATGCAGGACGCCGAGCGGCAGATCCGGCAGGTAGACGAGCGGATCGAAGCCCTCAAGCGGGCCCTGGACGCGGTCAACCGCGCCCCCCTGGGCGCCGTCATCGATCACCTCGGTGGCTCGGTCGGTCAGAGTGTGCGGTCCTCCGCCGACCAGGCGCAGACAGCGCTGCGCCGCGTCGTCACCGACGGCACCACCCCCCTGAACAACGCAGGGTTCACGGAGCTGCACCGGAAGCTGGGCGAGGCCCAGCAGAAGACGGATTCCCTCAAGACCGCCCTCCGGCAGGCCGGCCAGGAGGTCAGCGACCTCAACGACAGGCGGCTTGGCTCCCTGCGGGTTCAGCAACTGGAGACCACGCAGAAGCGAGCCGAGGACCTCAAGGCCGCCCTCGGCGACGCCGCCGACCGCGTCGAGCGGCTCAACGGCAAGAAGCTGAAGGAAGTCCGGGGCGAGTTCGCTCTCACCGCCCCGGAAGCGGGCGGGGTGGAGGCCCGGGTCAAGGACGTCATTGCGTCCGTCAACCTCCTCAACCGCAAGTCATTGAAGACGATCCGGGACTGGTTCCGGGGTGGCAAGAACAGCCTCTACGACGCGGTCGATGACGTGTACGGGCTGGTCGGCGCGGTGAAAACACCGGGCTCGGTGAACGGCCGCATCGCCAACCTCAACGGCCGGTCGCTGGCCTCGGTGACCAAGCAGGTCGAAAAGCTCGGGGATGCCCTGCGCGACGCGGCCAAGCAGGCCGGTGACCTCGACGACGGCATCGGTGACATCAACCGCGACACCGGCGGCGGTGGTCCTGGTGGCGGTTCTGGTGGCGGGGGCGACAAGGGAGGAAAGGGAGGCAAGAAGAAGCCGAAGTTCGCCCGCGGCGGTGTCCTCCCCGGATACGCGCCGTGGCAGGACTCCATACCGGCGATCCTCACCCCCGGCGAAGCCGTCCTCCGCCCGGAAGTCGTTCACCACCTGGGCGCCGGCCGCATCCACGCCTGGAACCAGCTTGCTATTCGTGGCCGGCTCTCGCGTTTCGCCCGCGGTGGCGTCGCCGGCCGGGGCGGCCCGCTCGGATTCCTCCTCGACGACCTCAGCGCCATCAACATGGCCCCCGTCGTCAGCCTCTTCGGCAAGACCGTCGCCTTCGACACCTCGGCGGCGAAGGTCGGAGGAACGACCGGCAGGAACCTCATCAACTGGGGCTCGAAGAAGGGAGGAAGCACCAGCGGCGAAGGCGCCGCCACCCGCTTCCACGGCACCCTCGACTTCGCCACCAAGAATCTCCCCAAGGCGCTGCGCCGGGTGCCCTCCGGCGTCGGTCAGCTCGTCGGCCTGGCCGCCGGAGCCATCGCCCCCACCGCAGGCGAATACTTCTGGGACGACATCTGGAAGGGCTCCGGCAACATCGCCCAGCGCGGCGAACGCTTCGTCGGCCACCTCCTCGACCCCGATTCGATCTGGGCGTACATCAAGGGCGCCCTGGGCGGGGTGACAGAGGCCGCGAAGGCGATCGGCTCCACGGCGATCGGCCTCTTCTCGGACCCGATGGGGACCCTGAAGGAACCCATCGGCCAGCTCAAGGAACTGGCGCTCGGCCTGGTTTCCAGCGTCGAAGACTCGGTTCAGGGCGTGCAGGACATCGCCTCGAACCCATCCGCGTACGCGATGCAGGTCTTCGGCGAGTTCTGGGCGAAAGCCCAGGACGCCATGCCGAACACGGAAGGGCTGCTGAGATTCCAGGACGGCGGCATCGTCCCGGGGTACGCCCCGGGACGAGACTTGCGAAGAGCACTGGTCGCCCCGGGTGAGGCGCTACTTCGACCCGAAGCGGTACGGGCCCTGGGATACCGGACGGTGCTGGGCCTGAATGCTGCTGCGAAGACCGGCCGGCTCCCTACCGGTCTCGGTGACCGTGCGGAAAACGACGCAGCCGCGCCGGTCCCCGACGCTGCGGCCGTCGAGGACGCGGCCGAGCGGATCCGGGCCGCACTGGCGCTGATGACGCAGGCCGTACGCGACCACCAGGCTGCGGCCCAGACGTCATGGGCGGACGTCGGCGGCGCGGTGCGTACGGCGGTCGACGGGCAGATCCGCCCGGCACAGGACCGGTGGATCACCCACCTGAACGGCCCGCTCACCACCGCGCAGCGCGCGTTCCAGGCAGCCAATGAGGGTGTCTGGGCGAGCGTGCAGGGCCGCGTGGCGACGTCTACGTCCGGCACACTCGCCTCCTTCGGCCGCCTGCACTCAGGGGTGGCCAGTCTCGACGGTCTCTTCGCGTCCAGTGGCGGCCGGATCCGCGAGTCCTGGCGGTCCTCGATGTCCGTCGTGGACAGCTCGACCAGGAGCACCCTGGCCGGCCCGTACAACGCGGGCGCCGTTCCGATGATGTCGGAGATGGCGAAACTCGCCGGGGCCTCCGCACCGCTGTCTCCAGTGCGCTTCTCCCTCGGCGGTGTGGTCCCCGGCTACCGGCCGGGCGTCGACACCGAGCCCGCGCTGCTCAGCCGCGGCGAGGGAATCCTGCGCCCGGAGGTCGTTCGCGCCTTCGGTGCAGAATCGATTTACCGATGGAACGACCTTGCCCGGCGCGGCGGCAACATCTACGCGAACGGCGGCATCGTCGGTGACGGCGGGACGTGGGTGCGCGAGCACCAGAACGACCCGTTCGAGGGTTACGAAGAGGCCGTTCGTAAGGGCTGGGACGCGGCGATCACACCGCACCTGAAGTCGATCAGCTCGAAGTTCGGGCAGGTCGGAAGGCTCAGTGCGGACGATTTCGGCAAGGCCGAACCCTGGCTCTCGAAGTGGGGGCGGTGGGCGGACGAGCACGCCACCGGGGGCGGCGGCCAGGTCGTGAAGCTCGCCCTCCAGGAGGCCAAGTCCGGCGACATGTCCGGCGCCAAGTACATCGGCTCCGCCGCGTACGAATCCTGGTGCGCGGACTTCGTGAGCTGGGTGGTGGACCACGCCCACGCCAACGCCGCGTACGGCAATTCACCGACGGGGACGCCTAGTTCGCGGTGGCCGGCCGTGGCCACCTGGGTCGAGAAAATGGCCATGGTCCCGACCGCGGCGGCGCGGCCGGGTGACCTCATGGTCTACCGGGGCTACGGCCCCGGCGACTGGGGACACATCGACATCGCCACCGGCAAGCAGGGCTCCACCCTGGAAACGGTCGGCGGCAACGAGTCCCGCAGCGTCCGCCGCCAGCTCGGATACGGCAACCGTGCCGACGGCGCACTGCGCCCTCGTGGCGGTGCCCCGGGCGCCGGGGAGGGCCCGTTCCTCAACCCCTGGCCCGGTAGTCTCGCGCGTTTCTCGGAGGGCACGGGCGAGTTCGCCGGCCTGGTCGGCGACGCCGTGGGCCGGTGGCGGCCCCTGGTCGAGCGCGTCATCGGAGAGCTCGGCGGCCGGGGCGGAATCAGCCTCGCCGACGTCCCTCTCGTGCTCCACCGGATCGACGTGGAATCCGGCGGCGACCCCAACGCGGTGAACAACTGGGACTCCAACGCCCTGGCCGGTGACCCGTCGAAGGGCCTCCTTCAGGTTATCGGCTCGACCTTCAGCGCGTACGCGGGCCCGTACCGGAATCTCGGGCAATTCAATCCGGTGGCTTCGCTCTACGCGGGCCTGTCGTACGCGATCGACAGGTACGGCTCCGGGTGGCGCCGGGCCCTGGCCGGGACCTCCGGCTACTGGATGGGAACCCTTTCCGCCTCACCAGGTTTGCGCCTGGTCGGCGAACAGGGCCCAGAACTCGTCGACTTCCGAGGCGGCGAGCGGGTTCACCCCGCGCGGGAGACCCGGGACCTGCTGAAGGGCCGCACGTACGAAATCCATGTGCACGAGGCCAAGAGCGAGGACACCACTCAGGCGGTGCTGCGTGCCATGCAGTACGCGGAGGTGATGTACGGCATGTAACCATCAAGGAGGGCGCTTATTCCGATACCCGCAACCAGGGATCAGACGGACCGGGACCGGCCGTATCCGGTGCCGATTCCCCCTCAGCCGATGTCGTGGGGGCACACCTACGTATCGATCACGGGGAGTGGGGGTGAGGGGGAGGAAATCCCCCTCACCTCCTTCACCGACCGCAGGTGGCCCGGCGTCTTCCTCCAGGCCGGCGCCACCGGCCTGGACACCCCGCCCTACGAACTCCACGCCGACAGCTCCCCGAACCTCGACGGGTCCCAGTTCCGTTCAGCTCGGGCCGCCGCCCGGGACATCATGCTCCCGGTCTACCTCTACGGCATCGACCGGCGCACTCTGAAGGAACTCAAAAGGAAGCTGGTCACCGCCCTCAGCCCCACACGTGGTCACTGCGTGCTCCGGTTTGTGGAGGCTGACTCTCAAGTCCGCACACTCTACTGCTACTACAAGGCCGGAATGGAAGGGAACGAGTCCGCCGACAACGCGGGATTCCGGTGGATCAAGTACGGCATCCAGCTCACCGCCTTCGACCCCTACTTCTACGCGGACGACCTTCAGGTAGCCCAGTGGCAGTTCAATCAGGGGGAAGGGCTCCTCAAGCAGGGCAAGGGGCTCTTTCCGCTGCGGCTCGGCCGCGGGGGCCTGGCCGATCAGAAAATCCCCGTCATCAACCCGGGCGAAGTCGAAGCGTGGCCCGTGTGGGAGATCAAAGGCCCGGTCCGCGGGTTTAAGTTCACCAGCCCCACCGGGCAGGCATTCGGCATCACCGCACCCGCCGACGGCAGTGACGCGGTAGCGGCCGGCCGGACCTTGACCGTGGATACCCGCCCCGGCCACAAAACGCTGGCCGACGACCAGGGCAAGAACTACTGGCCCCTGCTCGACCCCGCCCCATCCCTGTGGGCGGTCGAGGAAGGGAAGAGCACGGTGGGCGTCAGCGTGACAGCGGGCACCGGCCCGGCCTCACTGAAGCTCACACTCCGCCCCCGCTATAAGAGCTACTGAGAGGGGATGAGTTTGGGATATCGGGTAGAGGTCCGCGACAAAGACCTGAACCGGATAGGAGAAATAGACACATGGATCAAGCTGGATCTCGTCATCCGCTTCTGTCAGCAGGGCACTTGGCAAATCTTGGTCAAGGACCGTACGCCCCAAGCGCGGCTCTTGCAGCGCGGTGGTGGAATCATCGTCTGGCAAGACGGAGTGGACTTCCCCGTCTTCACCGGTCAGATCGAGTTCTTCCAACGCTATTGGACCGTTGACCAGCACACCGGCGTAGGCAGCGTGTTCGTCGGCGGGAAGTGTGACAACAAACTGGCCTACTCCCGTCTCGCCTTCCCGGACCCGTCGAAGCCGGTGGGCCAGCAGTACCAGGCGAAGGATTCCCGGGGGGCGAGCGGCAGCGCCGGCGAGGCCCTGTGGTGGGAGCTCGACCACGCCCTCGGCCCCCGCGCTCTGCCTGACCGGCGGGTGCCCGGCGTCGACGTGGGAACCAACCCGGCGACGGGTGACACCGTCGCGGACCGGCTTCGGTTCGATGTCCTGGGCGCCAAGCTCGAAGAGTGGTGCAAGAACAAAAACGTGGGCTACCGCTTCGTGCACGACCCGGACCGCAAACAGATCGTGCTGAAAGTCTTCAAGCCCCAGGACAAGAGCAAGACCGCGCGCTTCTCACCCGAGTTGGGGAACCTGCGCGAGTACACGTGGACGCTGACGGCCCCGCGAGTAACGCGGGCCATCGTCGCATGCCAGGGCGAGGGCGCCGAACGGTACATCTTCCAGAAGACCGACGCGGAGGCCGAGAAGGAATGGGGCGTCCAGGTAGAGCAGTTCATCGACCGCCGGGACCTCCCTCTGAAGACGGATCCGGCGACCGGAAAACCCGTCAAGGCCAAGGCCGATACCTCTGACGCCGACTTCGAAGCGGCGAAGAAGGCCGTCGTCGACGCGGCGGACAACGCCCTCAAAGAGGGCGCCCGCAACGGCAATTTCCAGATCTACCCCATCGACACCAACCAACTAAAGTTCGGCCGCGACTATTTCGTAGGCGACCTGGTCACCGTTGCCGTGGACGGCGAGGAATACACAGACGTCGTCCGCGAGGTGAACATCAGTGTGGAGGACGGCGGCCGGGTCTCCGCGGTCACCCCGAAGATCGGGGAGCAGGGGACGGGATCGCCTCTGAACCTGTACAAGACGGTTTTCGATATGCGCGAGAAGCTGCGGAAACTCGAAGCGAGGATGTGAGTATTTGGCAGAGACAAGCTATCCGTTTTCCCAGTCGAGTAAGACCGGCGGCACGGAAATGGTGTCCGAGGCGCAGTGGCAGGCCATGGCGGCCATGTGGGGCGGCGACCGTGTGGACTTCCGGCTCACCAGTGAGTCTTACGCCTCCGGGGCGCTGCCCTTTTCGGCGAGCGTCATCAACAGCCGAACCATCGAGGTGAAGCCCGGTTCGGCTTTCGTCGGCGGGTTCTACTACCAGCTCACCGCCTCAACGACACTGGCCGTCGACCCGAACCCGACCGACAAAGCCCGCAAGGACACCCTGATCCTGCGGGCCGACGTCGTACAGGGCTCGGTGAACCTGGGGGTGATCAAGGGCCAGCCGTCCGCGTCGCCGATCGCCCCGCTGCCGAAGCGGATTCCCGGGCAGCAGTGGGAGATGGTGCTGTACGAGGTCGACGTGCCGGCGAAGGACGGCTCCCCGCAACTCTCCCTACGCGCCCCCTTCGACATGCCGCCGGCCGTCAGCACCCCGTGGAATACCAGGCCCGCCGCCGACTTCCTCCCCGTCGGGTCTTTCCTGTACGACCTGGACAACAACGGCGGCGACAGCCAGAACGAGATGTTCAAGGGCCGCGACGGCACCCTCATCACGCGGCACCTGGGAAAGTCCCGCACCTACGCCCCGGGGCTCGCGAACGCCGTCAATGTGCCCTCCAAGGGCATGGTGTACAAGGGGCGTTGGCGGTGGGCGGCCCCGAACCTGGTCTATTACTCGGTCAGTATTGAGAACACCACGACGACGAATATCCGCAACCGCCCCGATGTTCCGATCGCTTTCGAGCTTCCCCAGCAGGCCAATGGCGTCACGGGGCAGATCCTGACCGGGCATATGCGGAACATGGACTACCGCGGGGCCATGGCCAACCTGATTCCTCTTCAGGCGATGTGCTGGCCGGGGAATGGGTCGACGCACGCGAGCATCTACTACCCGAACAGCCAGACCGTGGCCGAGGGTCTCGATGTTCTGCGAACTTTTCCGGGGCGTTCCACAGTCTTCTTCTCCGGCATCTACGAAGCCAACGTCTTCAGCGAATAAGGAGGTGCCCTGATGGCACGTAATCTCTTTGGCGGGACGACCGCTGATGTGGCGGAGGACATCGATGGCCGGCGCGTCCCCGGGGCCGTCGGTACCGTCTGGGACGGCCCCTCGGACGGGGCCCGGCAGCTCACCGACCTGACCGACGTCGACGGCGCACCCATCATCCAGCTCGTCGCCGACGTCCGCGGCTTCGTCCCCTCCTTCTACGGCCCGGCCAACGACGCCGAACGGGTCTGGGTGGACTTCGGCGTCGGCCGTATCGCCCTGGTGTCCGTGACGGTCGGCGACCGGCTCCGCAAGCACCTGCTCGACACCGACCCGCACCAGTCGCGGGCGTACACCGACGAGCGTCTGTCCGGGTACCTGCCGACCCGGGGCACGGAGGTGCAGTCCCCGGTCGGGGACACCTGGCTCTCCGCCGTCGTCACCGACGACTCCACCGGAAACGTGATCCGTCTGCGGACCGCCGACGGCACCGAGCGCACCCGGCTCCGCAACACCGGGGCCCTCTACCTCGACACCATCGGCAAGAAGGCGCCCTTGTGCATCGGCGCCCCCGGATACGGCCCCGGGCAGACCGTCATCAACGTCAGCTCCACGGCGGCGAGCCCCGCGAACGAAGGCGCCGTCTTCCAGGTGAAGGGGGACGGCTCGGTGATCAGCTCCGGGACGGTCACCGCCTCGAACCTGGGCAACGCCCGGCTGTCGTCCGGGCCGCTGCCGCCACCGGCTCCACGGACCGGGGACGTGTGGGTGAAGCTTGGCTAACCAGGTCCTGATCTACGACGGGAAGACCTGGGTCGACCGGACCCCGCAGGTCTTCGACGGGAGCACGTGGCGCGCGGCGACGCCCCTGTACTGGGACGGTGCCGAGTGGCGCACCGGGGCCCCTCCGCCGCGCGAGTTCCCGTCCTACGCGGGCAATGCCTCCTCCCTCGTCTCCGGTGACGTGGCGGAGCTGCCTGTTCCGGCGGATGTACGGACCGGGGACCTGGTGGTGTCGGTCTGTGCGCAGCAGGGCGGGGCGGCGCTGCCGTCGCCGCTGCTGGCGCCGGCCGGGGTCCTGCCCACCGTCTACACCCTGCGCTCGGGGGTCCGTTTACTCGTGGCGGTGTGGCCGTGGGAGCCCTCCCGGGGGGCCACCACCGTGTGGGACACGGCAGGGAGCACGACCACGGCGGTCATGAATCTCCTCTACCGGGGCGGCGACACGGCGAGCGTCTCCCTGACCCCGGTGGTCGGCATCACCGAGCACCTGACGAAGCCAACGTCTTCAGCGAATAAGGAGGTGCCCTGATGGCACGTAATCTCTTTGGCGGGACGACCGCTGATGTGGCGGAGGACATCGACGGCCGGCGCGTCCCCGGGGCGGTCGGTACCGTCTGGGACGGGCCCTCGGACGGGGCCCGGCAGCTCACTGACCTGACCGACGTTGACGGCGCACCCATCATTCAGCTCGTCGCCGACGTCCGCGGCTTCGTCCCCTCCTTCTACGGTCCGCCGAACGACGCCGAACGGGTCTGGGTGGACTTCGGCGTCGGCCGTATCGCCCTGGTGTCCGTGACGGTCGGCGACCGGCTCCGCAAGCACCTGCTCGACACCGACCCGCACCAGTCGCGGGCGTACACCGACGAGCGTCTGTCCGGGTACCTGCCGGCCCGGGGCACGGAGGTGCAGTCCCCGGTCGGGGACACCTGGCTGTCCGCCGTCGTCACCGACGACTCCACCGGAAACGTGATCCGTCTGCGGACCGCCGACGGCACCGAGCGCACCCGGCTCCGCAGCACCGGGGCCCTCTACCTCGACACCATCGGCAAGAAGGCGCCCTTGTGTATCGGCGCCCCCGGATACGGCCCCGGGCAGACCGTCATCAACGTGTCCTCCACGGCGGCGAGTCCCGCGAACGAAGGCGCCGTCTTCCAGGTGAAGGGGGACGGCTCGGTGATCAGCTCCGGCACCATCACGGCCTCGAATCTCGGCACTGCCCGCGTTTTCTCCGGCCCCCTGCCGCCGGCCGCCCCGCGTGCCGGGGACGTCTGGGTGAAGTATGGCTAACCAGGTGCTCGCCTTCGACGGGAAGACCTGGGTCGACCGGACCCCTCAGGTCTTCGACGGGACCACATGGCGCGCGGCGACGCCCCTGTACTGGGACGGTGCCGAGTGGCGCACCGGGGCCCCTCCGCCGCGCGAGTTCCCGTCCTACGCGGGCAATGCCTCCTCCATCGTCTCCGGTGACGTGGCGGAGCTGCCGGTTCCGGCGGATGTACGGACCGGGGACCTGGTGGTGTCGGTCTGTGCGCAGCAGGGCGGGGCGGCGCTGCCGTCGCCGCTGCTGGCACCGGCCGGGGTCCTGCCCACCGTCTACACCCTGCGCTCGGGGGTCCGTTTACTCGTCGCGGTGTGGCCGTGGGAGCCCTCCCGGGGGTCCACCACCGTGTGGGACACGGCCGGGAGCACGACCACGGCGGTCATGAATCTCCTCTACCGGGGCGGCGACACGGCGAGCGTCTCCCTGACCCCGGTGGTCGGCATCACCGAGCACCTGGGCGTGAACCAGGTGCCGCTGGACGCCTCCCAGGACTACACGACCCTGTACGCGGTGCTGACCGTCTCCGACACCTTGACCGGGGCGGCATGGCCGGACGGCGTCATCCCCCGAGCTCAGCGACTCGGCAGGTTCGGGACGCAGCAGATCAGCCTGATGACCGCGGACACCCCCGGCGCGGGCGCCTCTCCTGGGGCGCTGCGGCTGGATACGACGGTGGAGACGGCCGCGGTCGCGGTCATCACGATTCCCGGCCGCAGCGATGGCCGGCCGACCTGGATTCTCGGCGACGACCGGGCATCCGTCCTTGGCACTACGACCTACCTGGAGTGAATTTGGCAGTACCCCCCATCGACACGTGGGCGCAGCGGGAGATCATCACCGCCCAGAAGCTGAACAGCCAGGTGCGCGACCCGCTTCGCTACCTCGCCGATATGCCCCGGCTTTCCTGCCGGGGCGCGGCCCCCGGCCAGACGGTCACCCGCGGCTCCTCCACCCTCGTCCGGTGGGCCACCTTGGAGACGAAGACGTTCGTCGCCGACGGCGACCGGAGGTGGTTCACCGTCCCGGACAGCGGGGTGTACGTCCTGTCCGGCAGCGTGAGCGTGAAGTCCGGGCCCACCCAGCCCTACGGGGACGGCGTGATCCTCCACGTGCTCCGGCGCACGAGCGCCGGGGTGGCCAGCGTGGCCACGGTCCGAGAAATCGTCCAGCAATCCCACGACATCCAGATCGTCTCAGCCGCCACGATCGCCCACCTGACGGCCGGCGACGTGATCGGGGTCGCCGTGTACCTGGAGGCCGGCGTGCCCAGCAGCTCCTACACGGTCCAGGCCGGCGAGTGGGAGACGGTCTTCGGGGCGTGGATGGCCGCGCCCAGTGCTGGCTTCTCCGCAGGGTCGACGCCGTTCGTGCCGGCCGGGGACTGGCGGGATGGTGAGCGGGTGACTCCGGCCCTGATGCGGGCCCGCCTCAGCGACCCCCTCACTTCCCTGTACAACCCCCCGCGGTTTTCGCTGCGCTCGACGCTGCCCTACAGCGCCCCGTCGAACCAGACGGTAAGGGTCGGGTGGTCGAACGCGGGGTTCGAGGAGTCGGGTGGGTGGGTGCTCGGCCGGGACGGCGCCACGGTCACCGCGCCCGCGACGGGCGTGTACCTGGTCGCCCTCTCCGTGGCGACGCAGCGGGATGGCCCGGAGGGCGCCTTCGGCTCCTACCAGGTGCACCTGCTCCGCAACGGAAACCTCATCTCCTTGCGTCAGCGGCAGAACACGAGGTCGACGTATCCGACGGCGATCAGCGGCACGGAGCCGGTGTTCCTGGCCAGGGGAGACCAGCTTTCGACCGCCTTCCTCGGTACCGGTACAGGGCTGTCGTGGGGGGCCTTCGGTAACGACATCCGCGACGAGCGGTGGAACGGGTTCTCCGCGGTGATGCTCGCCCCCGCCGCCACCGGAATGAAGGGATGACCGCCGTGGACTTCCCGTACTGGTCCCCCCGGGACCTGGCCGACGCGGCGAAGATGAACGCCCGCGTCCGTGACCCGCTGAACCAGCTGGCCAACCCGGCCCGGCTGGCCGCCGCCGGAGTCAGCACGGTGAAGAACGTCCCCGACACCGGGGGCTTCAAGACCCTCGCGTGGGACGCGGTCGAATCCTCGGGCGGCTGGACGAACACCCCGGACACCTTCACCGTGCCGACGACCGGCACGTACTTCGTGACCGGCGACTTCACCGCCCTGTCGCCGAAGGACATCACCCGGCGCCCCGCCCTCGTTCTCACCGTGGTGGCCCAGACCGGGCAGGGCGAGAAGGAGTGGCTCCGCTCCTACAACTCGGTGATCATCCCCGGCACTTACCTCACCTGCTCCCTGCGGGGCGTGGTGCACGCGACCCGGGGCGACCGGGTGAGCCTTAGGGCCTTCGCCGTGCCGGGCACGGGCGAGTGGGAGGTCTCAGCCGGCTCCCGCACCAGCAGCCAGCTCAATCATTTTTCCGCTGTCCTGCTGGGCGGGCCGGCCTAGATCACTTCCGGGAGCTTTTAGCACGCTCGCGAAGGGACTGAATAGCTTCGCGAGTCTCTGTCAGGGCTTCAAGGACGAGGGGCCACCCTTCCTCGTCGGCGCAGTGCTGCGCAACTACGTCACTGTAGATTGCCTTAATTCTGTCGTAGAACTCTTTGTGCGCTTCGGCCTCCAGGTCCTGGTATTCGAAGGGTTCATTCACCGTGGTCACGGAATCATCTCCTGTGTTAGGCACACGGGGATCCTTCCACGGTTCGGGGGTCACATGAGAACCCTTTCGGGAAACCCGCAACTTTTCCTTTACGGGCGGCTTGGTCCCCCAGCGCACTGTACGGCCGCCCATGCGACCCACCGGCCATACAGCGAAGAGGCGCATTCACCGGGTTGCAGAACACACGCTTCAGGAGGAGCACGTGAGCAATTCGAATCTCTTACTGGACCTCTTCGGTTTCGTCGGGATCCTGGCCACCGTGATCGGCGGCTTCGTGGTCCTGCGGGCCTCGAAGGAAGCGAAGACCGCCGAGGTCTGGCGGAGCGAGGCGGAAGCCCAGAAGGCGCGCGCTGACCGGCTTCAGGAGGACCTGACGGAGATCAAGGAGCGCCTGACGCGCATCGAGGCGGAGAACGCCCGGCTGATCGCCCTCCTCACCGCCCTGGACCCTGCCCGCATTCCGCATGCCCCGGCAGGGTGAACGAACTAACCCCCATCTGATGCCCGCCTCGGCGGGCTTTTTCATGCCCCAAATCAAGGAGAACACGCATTTCTGTAGCACAGCAGGTCATCAGCATTGCCCGTGACGAGCTCGGGTATCAGGAAGGTTTCTCGGGCGGTCACTGGGACAACACCGAGAAGTACGCCGCCCAGGTCCCTGGCCTGGACTGGGTCAGTGACGACCGTGAGCCCTGGTGTCATGTTTTCGTTTCCTGGGCTTTCCGGCAGGCCGGTGCGGCCGCCCTCGCCCCCGTCACCGCGTCCTGCCTCGAAGGCGTGAGCTGGTTCGAGGATCAGAGCCGTTTCTCGGAGTACCCGGCTGTCGGCGCCGTCGTCTATTTCGGCTCCGAAGGCGGCACCCATGTCGGCATCGTGACCGGCTACGACGCCGACACCATCCAGACCATCTCCGGGAACACCAACACCACCGGCAGCCCGGAAGGCGACGGGGTGTACGAGAAGACGTATCAGCGCCACAGTTCTTACGTTTACGGCTACGGGTACCCGGATTACCCCGAGGGCATCGTCGTGGCCGATCCGGCCTGGAAGGGCTTCGACGGGGTCACCTTCTTCGGCCAGGAGGCGGGTGAGGAAGACCTTCCCCGCGGCGGCTCGAAGCCGGACCAGCCGACCGCCGGCACGGTCGTCATCGACGGCCTTGCCTACGGGCCGGGCGCACGCGGCGACCACATCATGCGCCTCGGGAAGATGCTCGTCACGGCCGGCTGCTCCGCCTACACCGAGGGCCCCGGCCCGGTATGGACGTCCGCCGACACCAAGTCGATGCGGAAGTACCAGATCAAGATCGGCGACCGTGGCGCGGACGCGGACGGCATCCCGGGCTCCCAGCAGCTCGCGCGCCTGAAGCGTGAATTCGGGAAGGCGGCCTAATGGGTGACCGAGGAAAGCACCGCGGCCCGGCCTCCGCGCTCTCCCTGACGGACTTCGCCCGGCAGCACCCGGCCCGGCTGTACAGCGTCGCCGCGGCGGCCGTGGCCTTGGTCGCGGAGTACGTGAGCATCCCCCAGGAGACCGTTCTGGCCTTGGTGGCCGCGCTCCTGGGCGCGGGCGAGGTGACACAGCGGGTGGAGAACGCGAAGACCGCAAACGCCCGCGACAGTGGCACCTAAGGGCGGGAATGCCGAAACCCCCGGTGATGAGCCCCGGGGGTTTCGTGTCTCCGCCTGCGCGGAGCATTTGGCCTAACGGTTTGGGTATCCCCAACCCGGCGGGCTCACCTCCGCTTACGCGGAGCAGTTTTACTCATCCCCGCTAACGCGGGGAAAGACCCAGGCAGGACCGTTGAAACTGTCGAGGGGCCACCCCCGCATGCGCGGGGACCAAATGTTGCGTTGCAGCCCTTGAGGGCCAACCCCGCATGCGCGGGGACCAGATCACGCACCACGTGTCGCGCTGCGGCCCTTGTGGGCCACCCCCGCATGCGCGGGGAGCGTCGGACCTCGCTACTGCGAGCTCCAACGAGAAACACCGTAGCGCATGTTCGGGCTTCGCGCACAGCAACTCACCAACTCAGGTACCCCTCGTGCCTCGATCTTGACGCCTCGGCGGCTCGGGGCCCTGGTCGCAGCCCCTGAGGGCGGATGGCGCCAAGGCTGGCCGGGGTGGACAGCACTGCACGGCTGGGTG